CATTAGAAATTCCTTTTTCCGATATTCATTCTTATTTTTTTACTCATTTAGTTGAGAAAAGCTCAACAGAATAATTTGGATATCCAGAAAGAGGTGAGATAAAAAGTGATAACCGGAGTTTTCATTGCAACAACTATAATATGTGCGGTTGGGTGGTTAACGAGAAGTATTTCTTGCGCAGCTCTTCTATATTACATTGAAAAAAGCGGATACAAACTTCCGAATGATCAGGATTTAGAAGAATGTACCCGTTTTGCAGCAAAGAAACTTTTTAAGTTATAAGCCCAGCTTTGCTAGGACAAGAGACGTTATAGCACTATTTGCTACGCTGGATATTACTTCGAGAGACATGGAACCGATAGTTGTAAAAACAGGTTTTAATTTCTGATTCCATACGGTATCAGACCTGATTTTTTCAAGAAATTCATGTCCTTGAAAAGTCATATCATAAACTCGAAATGTAATCAATTGTCCATCAGAAGAACGTATAAGTTGAGCGTTGATATATGCTCCTTCATAAAGCTTGATAAGAGTATAAAGTATTTGCTCACTGCTATAGTGCAAGAGACAGTTTTGAAATGAATCGACTTTGTATACGCCAATATGGAATGTTTCAAGTTCAAGTAAAACATCACGTATACAATCAGGAGTTAATTGCATGGAATCAGCCTTCTTTCTTATGTATTAGGTATGCCAGTACCTGTAATACAAGAATAGGAGAAACATAAAGAAAAGTCAATGGGTGGATATCCAGAAAGAGGTGATCTGAAATGACATTTCAAAGTATTAGATTAAACAATGGAAAAGTTTTACAAGGAGAAAAAATTGGAGAACTTGTTACTGAAATAGTAAACAAATTCTCCGAGTCAGGATTGTCTTGTGATGAGGCAAAAATTGTTTTAGAAAATACGAAAGATATTTTAGGTGAGTTTAGTACTGTACAGAAAATTGTTTAAAGATTCTTTTGAAGCATTTCCTGTAGGGTATAAGAAATAGTGTGGAGTTCTTTTCCGGATGTTGCAGTTTTAGGAACAGGAATGTTCACACCTGCTTGTAAATCTACAGTAAAAGTTTCGCGATACTTTTTAGGACCTGACTGATATTCTAAAGAAAATGTTACAGGTCGAGTTAATTTTGTATAGTCAAGGCCGCATATGCGCGATTGTCCAGGAGCTAAAGTAGATCCAACAAAATCTTTCAGATAATCGCGTTCTGAACGGAACTTGTAACAATCGGTGAAATCAAAATCATAATCAAATTTATGAATAATAGCCGGAGAATTACCAAAATTTTTTATAACTATGAATAACATAGGAGTTCCGGTATTTATGGATTGGGGATAGATAGAAATAATTGCTCTGGAACTTTCTTCGATCATTTTTGAATTTTGGCGCATAGTTACTAAGGAAATAATAATCGCAACTAAAGCAGTTAAAAATGAAGCTATTATTCCTAAAATTTGAATGATATCTGATGGAGTTAACTTGGTGATGAATTCATTAGACATATATAACCTTCTTTCTTATGTATTAGGTACGTCAGTACCTGTAGTACAAGAATAGGAGAAACATAAAGAAAAGTCAATGGTTGTATATCCAGAAAGAGGTGAGAAAAGTGCTGGACAAGATAAAATTCTTTCTTGAAGATGCCACAATCCCCATCATTAGTGGCATCATAGGAAGTTTTATAGGGATGGGGATAGCAGTGCTGTTAGGTATATTGTGATCAAGGTTGTGATGATCGCGATGGCGATGGGAAGAACGATTTGCAGCAGAACAAACTGCAGATTAAACCATTGCTTACTTTCAACTTCTGCAATACCCAGATCACTAAGCTTTAAAAGGGTATCATCAAGGATTGGGATAGGCTCTCCATATTCATTAATAAATCCCCCGATTTGAACAACGTAGCCGTTGCGAATAAGAGCATCCAGTGTTTCTTGCAGTTCAGGTCTTTTGAATTTCTTACTAAGATTAAAGTAAGATGCGGATCTTTGATGATAAAGGTATCGGAGAATATGAAGATAGTATTTTGTAATAGTCATAAAAAACGCCTTTCTTTAATGATTAGATATGCCGGTGCCTTGTAACACCAGAATAGGAGAAAAACAAAGAAAAGTCAACGAAGGTCGTTCGACAAACTGCTTAAATTTTTATAAACAGTAACCCATACATATCATTTCCCATACCATAAAGAAGAGGTGAGGAAGATGTCAGAATTAAAACTGGTAACAAGAAATATCCGTATTAATGGAATTCAGCATAAAGCCAGTGATATGTCAGAAGAAGAAATCAAGTGCCTGCTCATCCAGAGACAGGATGAAATTCTTCTGAGCATGAATTACGAAAGAAAAGCCGCTGGTTAAGGCGGAGAAAGAAGGACAAGCATTATGAAACAGTACATAATCATAGCCCTCTGCATCCTTGCAGGGAAATATGTGGACATCCCAGTCTGGTTCAACATCCTCTTTGGGATATCCGCATACTGGGCGGTAGATCAGCTTAGAAAAGTTCAGGAGGAGGAAACATGATAGAAATAAAAATGGATTCACCGAACGCCAACCCAGTGAACCCAAACAAAAACCATTTTCAGTTGAATTATACAACTGAAACAGCAGAAAAGTCAATATTTGAAATGAGAGTCAAAGAGCTTTTTGAACTGTCGTTCAGAGCTATAAGAGAAACGCAGGCAACAGTTAGCTTTGAACTGTCAAGTGTAGGAGACAGCCTGATGATATGGATTATTGATGAAGCCCACAAGGAATCCGGACATTTTGACGGCATTTATGCCATTAATGACTATGATTCCCAAAAGTGGCCAGAGCTTGCCAAAAATTCTGAGAACAATTACAGAGCGGCGAAATGCCATCTGATTCGCCTTCTCCAGAAAGTAGGAGGAAAATGTGATGAATAATCAGACAGCCATAATAAAACTTCTTCCCAGTCTGGAGATAGCAGGGTGTATCAATGAACTGCTCAGAGAACTTCAATCCAGAGGTGATCACATTCTGGATTATGAGAACTGTGACATGTCTCTGGACCATGTGGAGTACCACGAAGCTGAAGATATCGACGGAGAGAAATGCGGAGATGCTTCGGATAACCTGTATTGCTTTTTCAAGGTGGTGTGAATATGTTAAAGAATTTTAATGAGATGAGAAAAGTCGATGTGCTTCCGTATTGCGAGAAACGAGAAGGTATGTTGTATCTGAACTGGGCAAAATGCATTGATCTTCTGCATGAAAATGGGGCTGAGAACGTATATTTTGTTCCGATTCCGAATGAGCGTACTGGAGGAAGCCTTTACTACTCAGACGTTGTATTTACCGATAAAAACGGTGTAACAAACAGAGCTTACGAGACTAGAATCCAAGTTGTGATTGATGACAAAGAATATGTCATGCAGTCTCCGGTAATGAATGGAACAAACCCTGTCAAGGATAATTCTATGAGCCAACAGAGAGTGTGGAACAGTATGTGTCGTTCCTTTGTGAAGTGCGTGGCCATACATACAGGACTGGGATTCAATCTCTGGTTAAAAGAGGAGCATAAGCCGTTCAGTAATGAGATACCGGGTGATGAGCCACTTGCTACAGCTGCACAGATTAAGACAATCAAGAGCATAGGACAGAAACATAACATTAACCTGGAATACTGGATCAGTTCCAATGGAAAGAGTTGGAAAACTCTTACAGAAATTGATGCAGGAAATATGTTGAACGCCTTGAAGGAAAAGTATGGTGATGACTGATGGAGTTTAAAGGCAAAATCTCAGCCATGTTCAGGGATATGGTGACAAGGAACTGGAACATTACCATATCCACCGATCAGGACATCTCAGAAGCACTTCAGACGTTCTCAGGGAAAGAACTGGATGTGAAGCTGAAACAGCACAGGGAGAAGCGCTCTCTTGATGCAAATGCTTATTACTGGTGTCTTCTGACGAAGCTGGCAAAGGTGCATGGCTGGGCGAACGCAGAAGCTCATAACCGGATGCTCAGAGAGTATGGACAGTTCGAACGGGTGGAGGGACAGCTGATCGCTGTTCCCTTACCCGATACTGATCAGACAGAAAAAGAGGTTCTGAATAAGATGGAATACCATTTAGCACTGTCTCCTAAGACGACTGTTATGAAAGGCCAGGTAAAGCGTGTGTATCTTCTTCTGAGAGGTTCCAGTACTTATAACACAGAAGAGATGGCACGGCTAATCAGTGGCCTGATAGAGAGCTGTAGGGATTCTGGCATTCCTGATTGTGAGATCATGACACCATTTGAGAAACAGAAACTATTTGAACAGTACGGAATAGGAGGAGAGCATGAACAGCAGAAACAAAGGTGCTGCCGGTGAAAGAGAAGTAGCCGGCATTCTCCGGAGTTATGGATATAAGGCCAGAAGAGGACAGCAGTACAGCGGAGCCAATGGCGATGCAGATGTTGTTGGACTTCCTGGAATACATATCGAAGTCAAGAGGAGAGAAAAGCTCAATATATATGATGCCATAGATCAGACAAAAAGAGACAGGAAGCCGGAAGAGCTGCCAGCAGTGTTTCATAGAAAGAATCACTGTGAATGGCTTGTAATAATGCCTCTGGAAGAATGGATGAAGATATACAGAGAATGGGAGGCTGGTTATGGATTATGTAAAGATCAGCAGGAAGATTCTTGAATGGGAATGGTACACGGATATCAATACCAAGGTGCTGTTCTTACACATTCTGTTAAAGGCAAACTGGAAGCAGGGAAGATTTCAGGGAACAGAAGTTCCGAGAGGATCCTTTGTTACATCTCAGCAGAATCTTGCTCTGGAAACAGGACTCACACTTAAGAACGTAAGAACAGCATTAAAACATCTGGAAAATACAGGTGAGGTGGCAGTCAACCGACACCCTAAATTCAGCGTAATTACAATAAAAAACTATGATAAGTATCAGTCAGGTGGCAGTCAGGTGGCAGTCGAAGGGCAGTCAGGTGGCAGTCAAGTGGCAACAATAGAAGAAAGGAAGAAGGAAAGAAAGGAAGAATATAATAAATCTCCTAAAGGAGATTATGAGAGTAGCACTCCGGACAGCATCTATGCCACGATTCGTGAATTATACAATTCCGTTTGTGGGTCGTATCCCCGCCTGGTAAAGATGTCTGATGCAAGGAAAAAGGCGATCAATGCCAGATTGAAGACGGGATATACTCTTGATGACTTCCAGACACTGTTTAAAAAAGCAGAGGCTTCCGACTTCCTGAAAGGCGCAAACAAGCGCAACTGGTCAGCAACCTTTGACTGGCTGATCTGCGATTCCAACATGGCAAAGGTCCTTGATGGAAATTATGATGCGAAAGGAAGTGGGGCAAATGAGTCAGAACCTACAAACTCCGTCCGGTTATGGTGACTGTCCGGTATGCCACGGCACTGGATGGGAAATGTATACGGCAACTGTTTTCTGTTATGGAGAACCGGAAGAAGCACTCTTCGCAAGGCGCTGCACAAAATGCACCGGTGCAAGGCGCAGCGAGGATAATACAGGTGTTCCGGCAGAGTACCATGATGCAGATTTCATGAAATTTGATTTTTCTGCATACCGAAATGATATGAGCAAACTGAAAATACTCTGTACAGACATCCTGAAAAATTTTGATAGATGGGATAAAGCTGGCAAAGGCTTATATCTCTGGAGTAAGACTCCAGGAAGTGGGAAGACATTTCTTGCCTGCTGTCTTGCAAAGTCCCTGATGATGAAATATGACCTGCAGATGCGTTTTATCACAGCTCCTGATTACATAAATGCAGTCGGAGACAGCTACAAAAGGGAACGGGGTGAAGCGGATCCGAGTGAAGTGTATCGAGAATGCAGGTTACTGGTGCTGGACGACATCGGCGCACAGGCAGACAAAGACTGGCAGAGACAGGAACTGTTCCGACTGATCAACAAGCGCATGGAAGACGGCAACATCACCATTTACACCTCAAACATGAGCACAGACAGCCTGAATGTGGATGCAAGGACAAGAGACAGGATTGTTAAGACCAGCGTGGAGCTTCAGATGCCAGAAGAGAGCATCCGAAGGAAGAAAGCAGCAAGTGAACAGAAAGAATTTTTGGCAGGAATAATTGCCTGAGAAAGAAATGAAGATGCCGACCACTTCATTACGAGTGAAGTAGTCGTGAAAACATAGAAAGGAGCCAGCCTCCGGCCGGGGCAAGGGTATACCGGGCTTCTTAGATAAAATGAAAAACGGAGTAAGTAAAGTATATCTGGACAGACCAGATTACGCAGATTTTGATTCACCAGCTAAATTTAATGCCATTCAGAGTATTATTGCAAAGAGACTTAAAGAGCACCCCAATGCGATTTGTTCGTATTCTGGAGGTGCGGATAGTGACATTATGATTGACCTGATTGAAAGAACACGGCAAATTTTCAATCTTCCATCGGTCAAATACGTATTTTTCAATACTGGGCTTGAAATGAAAGCAACAAAAGACCATGTTAAGAGGACTGCTGAAAAATATGAGATAGAGATACAGGAATGCCGCCCCAAAATCAATATTGTGCAGGCATCAAGAAAATACGGGATTCCATTCGTATCAAAGATTATGTCAGGAGGATTATCTGACTGGCAGAAGAAAGAAATACCGTTATCTATCGCAGATGAATACGATCAGGCTGAAGATAAAGCAGCGAAGCGTCAGGAGCTGAGAGAAAGATATCCAAAATGTGAAAGTGTGATTAATTTTTTATGCTGCTGCAATGCGGCAGGAGAGCCAAGACCAAATATCCAGATTGTAATTAATTCATCGAAATATATGCGTGACTTTATCGGAGAATATCCACCGGATTTCAAAATAAGCGCAAAATGCTGTGATTATTGTAAGAAACAGGTTGCTCATAACATTCAGAAAAATTATGAGATGGTAATTACTGGAGAACGCAGAGATGAGGGCGGTATGAGATCAGTTCCAAGAAAAGACAATACGGCTTTGTGCTTTACTGAAACAGCTTCCGGGCAGTTCAGACTTAGACCACTCTATTATGTCTCTGATAAAGATAAGGCATGGTATAAGGAACATTATAGTATCAGATATTCAGATGCTTATGAGGTCTATGGGCTGACCAGAACAGGATGCTGCGGATGCCCGATATCTTACAAGGCAGTGGAAGATCTGGAGAAAATTAAACCCTTTGAGCCGAATGTTGTAAAGGCAGCATGGAATATTTTTGGAAGAAGTTATGTGTATCGAATGAAGTATAACGAGTATAAGCAGGCCAGACGAGCTGCTGAGAAAGCAAATTTGGAAGATATTCCTGGTCAGATGATGATATTTGATTATCCAGAGGTATTACCATGAAGCAGAATACACCAGATCAGGAATTAGAATTACTTCGCAAAAAGTTGTTGCGTGAACGTGCTATTTGGGACGACATCAATGAAAAAGGGTGCAATGATCCGTTCTGGACAGATGGCTGCAATATGAACCTGACGAGGAATCATATTCTTTCATATAGAAATGAAATTGCAAAATTATGTGAAGAAAATGGCTTTTTTCTTCCAGAAGAATATTACCTGAAGGTTCCACCGGAAGTAGAAAACAATTACATGGCGAACTTAAAACAGAAAGCCCGTGTAGAAAGGTTGAAACAACAGGGACAGTCATTAAGTCAAAAGAAAAAGAAATTTGAAGATGATGGACAATTGCAGTTTTGTTAAAGAGAAAGGTGACGAAGCGAATGGAGAAATTAACACTTACAAATATGATCAAGGCTCTCAAATGTGTTGCCAGCCAAGATATGGGAGGGCGCTGCTATGCAGATGACGAAAACGATAAGCATAGGTTTGATGACGAAAATATGATCGTCTGCCAAGAGGGGGAAAATTTAAAAGACCCTGTAAATGGAGAAGATGCAGTTACGTGTCCATACTATCAAAATGACTATGGATGTTGTTTTGATAATGGAGAATTATTCTGGTTGGAAGATGTCGCAGAATTGCTGGAAAAACAGATTCTGAAAGAATATCAGAAAGAATAAGGGTACTCTAAAATCCACATAGATATCATTCCTGCCGCATGAGCCTGTCAGATTGCGGCAGGGGAAAGGAGAAACATGAATCTCAGACAGAAAAAGAAGTTATTCAGAAAAGTAACCGGCCAGAATCCTCCGGGATGGATGCATTACACCAGCCGCCGGTTCCATAATTTTATTCATAAGCCCTGGGGCGGCCTTGCAGAGCTGAAAAGACAGGAAGCTGCCAGAGCAGTAGAAGACTTTAACCGGAATATCAGTAATAGGAACTTGCAGATCAGAGCATTGCGGAGGTACACCAGATGAATCAGGAAGGACTGTTATTTCCGAAAGGGATTACCAAGAAGCAGAAAAAGAAACATCACAAGAGCATTATAGACAGAGATACAAAAGGCCAGTGCTTCATCTGCGGTAAAGTCGGTGAGACAGAACGGCATCATATTTATGGAAGCGCAAACCGAAAGTATTCCGAACAGTATGGTTTGACCGTGTATCTTTGCCCGGAGTGTCACAGAACTTCGGAAACAGCTGTACATAGAAATAAAGAAGTCAGAAATACCCTACAGAGGATCGGACAGAGAGCATTTGAAAAGAAATGCGGCAGCAGGCAGGAATTTATAAAGATATTTGGAAAGAACTATCTGGAGGATGAAGAAATGAGTACAAAAGTGAGAGGTGAAACCTGCAGGCATAGCACAGGATGTATTGGAAGCACAGTAGTGTATGTTCATCCAACCTGTCCAAACATGCACATCATTAAAGGCAAATATGTCACTTCCAAAATCAGCTGTAAATGCTGCAGATTTTACGAAGAAAGGAAAGATAGCAGATGAGGGGAAGAAATAACGAGGGTTATCCGGATCCGACTGCCAGCAAGGCAATCTGGGCAGCAGATCGAATGCCACAGCATACATATAAAGATTACTGCATTCTCAGAGCCATGGCATTCCGTATGGGATTACAGATAACTAGAATAAAAGATTTAGAATCTGGAAAGGAATGGAACAGATAAAAAGGAGGCCGGGAACTCTAATCAGCTCCCGGCTAAAAGTATGAAAAAGAAAAAAGTTTTATTTGCAATTACTCTTTGCTCTGTACAGGTAATAATATACCCAGAAAATGTGAGCAATATGTGATACAGATTTGAAGAATTTGTGAAAGGGGAGCGATACCGATGGAAACGACAGAGATTACAATTCAGGAAGAAAATGAACAGAAGAAAGAATACTTGAAATCCTACCGGCGGGCAATAAAGAGAGAACAGGACATCCTGGATGAGATACAGAGGTTGAGATTGGACAAAATGTTTCCATCGGTGGTCAATGATGGAATGCCACATGGCAGCAGTCATTCAGATCTGTCCGATTATGCAGCTATTTTGGATGAACAGATAGAATTTCTGAAAGAGGAACGCCTGGAGAGAGTCAGATGCTATCAGAAGATTGAGAGACAGATCCGGCAGATGGAGAACGAAGATGAGCAGGAAGTGCTGAGATTGAGATACATAAAAGGACTGAAATGGGAAGAAGTAGCTTTGAAAATGAATTACAGCTGGAAACAGGTACATAGAATCCATTCGTCTGCATTAAAAAGTTTTAAGATGACATAGAATGACACACATATGTTGTGATATTATTACAATGAATTTAAATAAAAACATAAAAGTTCTTCCCGTATAAATATCCGTCAGGTTATATAGATTGATGGATATTTTTGATGTTCTATATATTACACATTATGAATATATTTTACAAAAATAAATTTGAAAATATAGTAAATATGTAGTATTATTATGAATGGAGGATTAGTTCGTGAATCACGAAATAAAAGCATGGGAGGAACATCAGATGATAGTAATGGATATACATTTGGACAATTTTATGGCATTTAAGAATTTTCATATGAATATGTCTTATCCAAAAAAAATAGTAAACTCATATATAGAAGAGGAATTTTTAGAAAATCATTCCAATTTTAGATACAAAAAAGTAAATATTCTTATGGGTGCAAATGCCTCTGGAAAGACGTCTTTTGGAAAGATGCTAATGAACATTTTCAATTTCATGGATAAAAAGGAAATGGACAGGATAACAGAAGCAATTTGTGATACAAGCAAAAAAGCGACATTTTCAATAGATTTTATAACTAATGAAGAAGATTCTTTATATAGGGTAATAACAGAAGTTGCGCCTAAAACGGAAGAAAAGTATAGAGATAAGGATGTTAGTATTTGCGTAAAATACGTAAAAATAGGAGTTAAGGATAGCTATGAAAGTTGCAGTAAGCGTTTAAATGAACAAGAATGTATAATGAAAAAAAATTTCGTTGAAGAGTTAGGGAAAATAGAAGGGTTATCATGGTTATTTGAATATCCATCAGATTATGGAGTGGGAAATAAATATTCTAAGCATAATGGCGATACATATTTAAAAGTTTTAGAAAAGACTTTAAAAGCATTAGATACTTCAATTATAAAAGTTGAAAAAATACGTGATGTAGAAAACTCTTTTGTTATAAGGATGAAAACTCAAAATGTAATTATACAAGACGGAGAATTGACTAAGAGAGATATTTTATCTAGTGGTACTAAAGCAGGTATTGCTATTGCGGGTATGGTAACAGCTATTATTAGAGGTGATAATGGATTTTATTATTGTGATGAAAAATTTTCATACATACATACAGATATAGAAAAAGCTTTTTTGTCATTAATGATTCAATGTTTAAGAAAAAATGATCAATTATTTTTTACAACACATAATACAGATATTCTTGATTTACCATTACCAAAACATACATTTACTTTCTTGAAAAAGGATGTAAATGATGATATAGAATCAATAAAATGTGTGAACGCTTCTGAATTTTTGAAAAGAAGTACTGATTCAGTAAAAAATGCAGTTGAAAATGACTTGTTTTCGACAGCACCAAGTGCAGAACTAATTTACCAATTAGAAGAATTGAAGTAAAATACAAAAAAGGGGATGCTATGGGAAAATACTATCAGTACTACGTTGAGGGTCAAGATGAAGAAAAAATTATTCAGGTATTAAAAACTGAACTACGGTTAATAGAACCAGGGAAAGTGGAAAAATTCAATGTTGTTTCAGAAAAATTTACTGAACTCAGGATTATGCAATTGAAGATGGGAACGGTAGTAGTCTTGGTGTTTGATACAGATGCCGGAAATATTGATACATTAAAAGAAAATATAAAATTTCTTAATAAGCAAAAAACAATAAAAAAGGTGCTGTGCATTACACAGGTAAAAAATTTAGAAGATGAATTAAAAAGAAGCTGCAATATAAAAGAAATAAAAGAGCTAACAGGAAGCAAATCTAATAGCGATTTTAAACATGATATGAGAAAAGAGAAACAATTCGGCAATAAAATGACGAAAAAGGGATTTGATATGAAAAAGTTTTGGATAAAAACAGATAATCATATTTACAAGGAAATTCCCAATCAGGCTGCTGAAATTAAGCTGCATAAGTAAGATATATATTTATAACAAAAATGTAATTTAAAAATAGTTTTTGAACTGTTTTACATATTTGATTTAACCCAAAGATACGGAGCAGTTCTTTGAAGAGATAAGCCCGAGTAATGAAATAGTTAGCTGAGTGGTAAAAAGAACAAAGATGAAGCAGCCTTCGGGCTGCTTTTTCTATATAAAAAATCAATATAATACGGACATTTAGCTCAGCAGGTCAGAGCAGCCGGCTCATAACCGGTCGGTCCTAGGTTCGAGCCCCAGAATGTCCATAAGAGCACTCGGAGCATCCAGACGCTTTTCTATTGCAAATTTTCGCATAGTGTGCACGGCACCGGCAGGACTGTGCTTTATTATAGTTTTGAAAGAAGGTGAACCTAAGTGACGAAAAAACAGAAGAGATTTGTAGAAGAGTACCTAATTGATTTAAATGCCACTCAGGCCGCCATCAGAGCAGGCTATAGCCCAAAAGCAGCATATTCCATTGGGAGCGAAAACCTGAGAAAACCTGAAATACGCGCGTGTATAGAAAAAGCTATGGCGGAGCGATCAAAAAGAACAGGAATTAATCAGGATAGAATCATAATAGAACTTGCTAAGATAGGGCTGCTGAATCCAAAGAATCTGATAAATTTTGATGAAGCAACAGTTAAAGAAGAAGCAACAGAGGAGGATTTGGCTGCGATTTCTTCCATCAGAGTAAAACGCTTTCCAACGAAAGATGGAGAGGGCGTTGAACGAGAAGTGAAAATGTATGATAAGACAAAAGCGTTGGAACTTCTGGGACGACACTTTGGGATGTTTAAAGACAAAGTAGAGGTTTCTGGTCTGGAAGAGGAAAAGAAGAAACTTGATGATATTCTACAGCAGATACGCGGTGATGAGCAATGAGTACAGAACGGCTGATGCTTTCTGACAAATACAAAGCGTTCCTGAAGCATGATGCACTGGCTGAATTTCTGGAAGGAACTACAGCTGCCGGTAAAACGACAGTTGGACTTTTTAAATTCATGCTGAAAGTAGCTGAATCGGCAAAAAAACTACATATCTTGGCAGCAGATGATACAGGAGCAGCGGAAAAGAATATTATCAACAAGGATCTTGGCATTCTGGATGATTTTGGAATATTGACAGAATATAAGGGAAACGGCTCTGGTGAATATAAGATGCCACATATTCTTTTTCATACTTCAAAAGGAGATAAAATTATCTTTGTAGTTGGGTATGGAAATAAGAGTAAGTGGAAGGATGCTCTTGGTGGCCAGTATGGATGTTTGTATATTGATGAAATCAACACAGCAGACATTGATTTTGTTCGTGAAGCGTCCATGCGTTGCGATTATCTTATGGCAACTCTCAATCCCGATGATCCAAGCCTGGACGTGTATAAAGAGTATATCAATTGCAGCAGACCACTTCCTGAATGGGCGGATAGTACTCCGCAGGAAATAAAAGATGAGTTGAAAGAAGAACCAAAACCCGGCTGGGTCCATTGGTTCTTTTCTTTTGACGATAATGCCGGACTTCCGGAAGAAAAGAAACAGCAGATCATCCAGAATACACCGAAAGGCACAAAGATTTGGAAAAACAAGATACAGGGCTTGAGAGGAAAAGCAACAGGATTGATATTCCCGAACTTCAGCAGGAAACAGCATGTCGTTTCAGAGAAATGGATAAAAGCCCAGATAGCAGCAGGAAAGCTGAAATTTAAAAAATTCACCTGTGGTCTGGATACTTCGTATTCTTCAAAGTCTCCGGACACAATTGCAATGATATTCCAGGGAATAACAGAGGACAGGAGATTGATCACACTGGCTGAAAAAGTATACAGCAATAAGGATTTGGATCAGCCGCTTGCTCCTTCCGATACAGCCGTAAAATTCATAGAGTTTTTGGAGAAATGCCGAAAGGATTGGGGATTTGCAAAAGATACCTTTGTTGATTGTGCAGATGCTGCTACGATCACAGAATTGAGAAAGTATAAACGTCTTCATGGTTGCATGTACAACTTTGTAGAATCTTACAAAAAAGTGGAGATTCTGGATAGAATCAAGCTTCAGCTTGGATGGATACAACAGGACTGCTATCTGGTTGTAGATACATGTACCAATCACATAGCTGAATTGGAGAAATACTCCTGGGATGAAGAGAAAGATATCCCAGAAGACCGAAACGACCATACGATCAACTCCCAGCAGTATGGCTGGATCCCATACCGCAATATGATCGGATTCGAAACGGAGGAAACGAAAAGGTGAAATGGATGGATAAATTGAATGAGAATATTAAAAAGACAGTCCGGAGCTGGCTGAATGTGGTCCCGGCAAATCCATATAATTTCCAGATCAATGAAATGCTGGACTTCGAGGGCCATTCGATCCGCAACAGGATCTGGTACAGAGGAGACAGTAATGAACTGGAACAGCTCTACCAGCAGAACAGCGAATATGCAGACAAATACAAGTTCTGGACAAGCAAATGCTCCCGGGGCATGGATATGAGAAAGATCCATACAGGACTGCCTGGATTGATCGTGCGGACACTTTCGGCAGTAGTCCTGCCGGATATGGATGAGTTCGAATTTGAGTCCCCGGCTCAGGAATCACTCTGGAAAGAGATAGAGAAAGAGAACAAGTTCCGGAAAAAGATGGAGAGCGCATTAAAAGAGGCTCTGTTTATTGGTGATGGAGCTTTTAAAGCAGTTATCGATACTTCTATCAGTGATTATCCGATCCTGGAATGGTACCCGGGAGACAGAGTAGAATTTGTTTACCAGAGAGATCGGATCCGTGAGATCGTATTTAAAACTCCTTATTACGAGAAAGGCAGGACTTATGTTCTGAACGAACGATACGGATATGGATATATCATTAATGAACTGTACCAGGGAAATAAACTCGTAGATATGAAAACAATCAAGGCAACAGAGAACCTTAAAGACGTTACATTTGATGATTCGCTGATCCTGGCAGAACCCTTCATGATCTTTGAATCTGCCAAATATGAGGGACGGGGTGGAAGTATCTTTGATGGAAAGCTGGACAACTTTGATTCCCTGGATGAAGCATGGTCACAGTGGATGGATGCCCTGAGAGCGGGACGGGCAAAAACATACGTCCCTGACTGTCTGATCCCCCATGATCCTGAAACCGGACAGCTTATGAAACCTAATCCTTTTGATAACCGCTATCTGGCAGCAGAAGGGGATATGAGAGAAGGACAGAAAAACCAGATCATGATGGAACAGCCGGCAATTCCACATGAAAGTTATCTGGCATCATACATAACAGCCTTAGATCTTTGCCTACAGGGAGTGATCAGCCCGTCTACTCTCGGCATTGATACAAAGAAGCTGGATAATGCGGAAGCACAGAGAGAAAAAGAAAAAACCACTCTCTATACCAGGAATTCCATTGTGGAGGCAATGCAGGAAACGCTTCCAAATGTGGTCGGGATGTGTATTAATGCCAACAATATCCTCCATAAGCAGTCTATAGAAGAAGTAAAAGTAAATATCCCCTTTGGGGAATATGCAAACCCTTCTTTCGAATCCCAGGTGGAAACAGTAGCCAAAGCCAAACAGGGCGGCATTATGAGCATTGAGCGTTGCGTGGAGGAACTTTATGGAGACAGTCTGGATGAACATTGCAAGGAAGAAGAAATAGCCCGCCTGAAAGCAGAACAGGGCATCCAGGATCTGGAAGAGCCGGCAGTTAATATGGAACTTGGTGATTTTGGAGTAGATACAGGAGGCAGACCAGATGAAGGTGAAGGTAAACAATCGAATATACCGGATGAACAGAAAGGAGTACCAGGGACTTCTTAAAATTGCAAAAGAGCAGGTTCCTTTGGGAGTATATGCTCTGGAAAAAGAAGACTATGCGGAACTTCGATGTGATCTCTGCAGCAGCATCACAAAACTGAAAGAATTAACCAGACAGTTCAAAGTCCAGGGATTCAAGGTGTTGTCCAATGGCAAAGATAAATGATGAATACGACATTGGAGCTGCCTTCGAAGCGATAGAGAATGAACTCATGGCATCTATGATCCGGAATATGGAATCTCACAAGCAGGAAGAGACCGATGAGGACAAGCAATGGTCCATGTGGCAGGCAGAAATGCTGAAATCCCTGGAAAAGTATAAGCATGAGAATAAAAAGAAATACGGGAAGCAGTTTAAAGACATCAATGCAAAAATTGCAGAGCTGATCCGGACTGCAAGATCTGAAGGGAACATGCAGCAGGAGATCGCCATCCTGAATGCCATAAAGAAAGGCTTCCCGGCAAAGAAGGTACGAAAAGGCGGTACCGCAGAGTTCTTCAAACTGAATGACCGGAAACTGGAAGCCCTGATCAAAGCCACGACAGATGACATGAAGAAAGCGGAGACAGCAGTTCTCCGTATGGCGAACGATCAGTACCGGAAGGTTATCTATAACGCCCAGGTATACGCCAACACAGGCGCAGGAACCTACGAGAAGGCTGTAGATATGGCAACCAAGGACTTCCTCAAAGCCGGTCTGAACTGTGTAGAATATGCCAATGGTGCCAGACATACCCTTGCAGACTACGCAGACATGGCGATCCGAACAGCCACGAAAAGAGCTTACCTGCAGGGAGAAGGAGAGAAACGAAAGGAATGGAAGATCTACACAGTGATCATGAACAAACGTGGAAATCCCTGTCCCTTATGCCTCCCCTTCGTAGGAAAAGTCTTTATTGATGATGTCTGGAGCGGAGGTCCAAAAGACGGAATATCCCCGGTAACAGGAGTGAAATACCCGCTGATGAGCACAGCCATAGCAGCAGGATTATATCATCCAAGATGCCGGGATAGCCACACGACATACTTTGAAGGAATCAGCACTCCGCCGGATGGGAAGTACACCAGGGAAGAGCTTAACGATCTTGCAGAGAAGAACCTCAGACAGGAACGGCAGCAGTATGCGGCAAGGCAGGAGAAGAAATACAGCAGACTGTCAGAACTTTCCCTGGATCCGGAGAATCAGAAGAGATATGGCCAGAAACAAAAAGAATGGCAGCATGTTCGAATGAGAACCGGCAATATGGACAGTCAGGAATATACAGAATCCAAAAGACCGCTTGCAGATTTCCGTGCAGTTCCACAGGAACAGGTGGTTAATTTGTTGCGTGATGAATCACAGACATGGATCAAGGATCTGACAGAAAAAGAAAAACATGCGATTAAAAAATATACTTTCAATTCTGGAGATCAGAAACCTAACAGATTTTTCGAATGTTTGAATGCAATGTTGAGGGGAGATTTACCAGAAAATGGTAAACTACAGGAATATGCCGAAACAATTTCTAAAGCTTTGAAAAAGAATACAATCAAACATGATATAATTGCTTATCGTGGAATGACAATAGATCCATCTGATGGAATTCCAGTCAATGGATTATATAGACCCAAACAGTTTTTTAGCACTTCAATTGTGAAAAACAGGGCGCTGAACGGGACATATAAGATTGTAATTTATGTAAAAAAGGGATCTTCTGGTGCATACATAGAAAATCTGAGTTACTTCCAAAGTCAAAGAGAGCTTTTGCTTGACAAGGATAATATTTACAGAGTATTATCAAGAAAAGGAAAGGTAATAGAACTAGAGGTGATCTAAAATGGATAAAGAAAAGAATAATACTGAATATGAAAAAGCATTGGAAGAACGGGAAAAAGTATGGAAAAATGAATCCATGAAGGCCTTTCCATTAACAGAAGAAGAAATTGAGTGTTTGAAAAAAGAAGGACGGATTTAAATGGATGATTTCAGAACCATTTACAAGATACTCCGGATATTACAGAAATCAATGGATCTGGAAGAATTTAATAAAAACAGTATATCTGCTGAAACATTAGGCTTGTCTATACCGAAATGGAACAGGATTATGGCAATGCTGCTAAATGAAGGATATATATCAGGCGGTCAAACCTGGAATGCTATGGACTGCGGATATCCCAAAGTAGCGTTGACCAGACCGGAACTTACTTTAAAGGGTTTGGAATATCTGGAAGAAAATAGCTTAATGAGAAAGGCAGCAGATCTTGCAAAAGGAATAGTAGGAACAGCATCAAATATGATATAAGTACCACCAGCCAGAACTGGCCGGTGGTATTTTTATACCCATTTTTAAGAAAGAGAGGATATAAGGAATGAAAAAATTATTTATCAGTCAGCCAATGAAAGGAAAGACAGATGAGGAGATTCTTGCAGAACGCAGGAAAGCAATCAGGAGCGCAGAAAGACAGTTAGGAGAACCCATAGAGGTTATTGATTCTTTCTTCCAGTCAGCCCCGGCAGATGCTAAACCCTTGTGGTTTCTGGGAAAATCTCTGGAACTTTTGGCTGGAGCAGACATTGCTTACTTTGCAAAGGGATGGCAGGAAGCCAGAGGATGCAAGATTGAGAATATCTGTGCCATTGAATACGGCATTGCAGTGATTGAAGATTACACGGCAGAATAGGAGGAAAGCATGATTATTACAGGAATGGCACATTTTCAGAGCGTATGTAAAAAGAAAATGGTGGAATGGTACAACAAAAATGGTATTGCGGATACATCATTGACCCCACCAATTGATTTATCCAATGTATTTGTAGTCTGGTCCTGCAAGACCTTACAGAATTATAAATGCCTGGTATCCACTACAGTTAGTGGCGACGGTATCTATGCAGAGTACACGTATAATGGCGATAAGCAGGAACTGTACGAAGATGTGTATAAGAAGCTGACAAATACTTGTTATACGGAGGAATAAGAGATGAAAAAAACTATTGTAGTCATGGCACTGGCATGTTTTATCTGTGCTGCATTTGCCGGATGCACAGAAGTAGATCAGGTATCACAGAACATTTCGCAGGAAGCGGATAATTTCAATGTTACCAGAAAACTTACCGTTTTAAATGCCAGAACAGACACCATTCTGCTGAACCTGACAGGAACATTTGCCCTGAAGAATAATTCTGATAACGAGCTGGAAGTGATTATCGAAACTGCAGAAGGGAAATACCAGAAAGATTACGTATATCTGAATGATTATACGATGTATGTAGTCGAAGATATTTCCGGATCAGATGTAGATAAATACCATTATGAGATTAATTTCCTTCCTGAGTTTGGATTGAAAGTGACACATAATGAGTAATTGCGCCGGCGCAACTGGGAGGAGGTGAGAACATGAAAATCAAAGTTATCCATGATTTCTACGACAAAGAAAATGATCTGGAACTTCGAAAAGCTGGAGAGGAATATGAGGTATCAAAAGGAAGAGGAAACTATCTTATATCCTTCAAAGTAGCCAAAGAGATCAAAGACCAGAAAGGCGGTGATCCGAAATCTCCCGCTGAGGCGTAGGGTGAAACGCCTTATTTTTATGCCCGAAGGCTAAAAACTACACGGAGACACCGGGTTATCAACTGTTCATGTGAGACACACGTAAAACTGTATCTGTGCAGACAGCACATAAAAAACTGTAAAGGAGCACATAGAGATGTTTAAGAGATTTAGATGTAAATTACCAATGAACCTGCAGACTTTTGCAGAAGTAGGTACTGGCGATGGCAGTGCAGCAGGCGGCGCAGGATCTGAAGGTGGAACCCCGCCGGCAGGATCACAGCAGACACCTCAGTTTGATTATGACAAACTTGCCAGTCTGATCGCAGGAAAACAGACTGTAACAGAAGAATCTGTCCTGAAAGGCTATTTTAAACAGCAGGGTCTTTCCAAGGAACAGATGGATCAGGCTATCGCATCATTCAAACAGCAGCAGGCAGCTAACACTCCTGATGTGGCAGGACTACAGAACCAGATCACAGAAACCCAGAATCAGCTGACCACGGCACAGGCAGCAGCTCAGCGGGCACAGGTGGAATCAGCAGCAACCATGATGGCAGTAACACTTGGAATTGATGCAAAGACAATCCCGTATGTGCTGAAAATGGCTGATTTCAGCCAGGTTGTTGGACAGGACGGGAAGATCAACGAAGAAACCTTAAAAAATGCAGTAAATAAGGTTCTGGAAGATATCCCGGCATTAAAACCTCAGGCAGATGGAAAAACCGGATTTACCCAGATCGGAACCGGCGGTAATCCAACACAGCACTCCCCGCAGGCAGCAAATCCAACAGCAGTTCCAACCAAACGATGGAACAGATTTAATAATTGAGAAAGAAGGTATAAGACATGGCATTAAATTATGCAGAACAGTGGAGCCCTGAACTCCTCGAAATCCTGATGCAGGGAACCCTGACATCACCGTTCGTGACCAGCAATGTAAGATGGCTGGATGCAAAAACTTTTCATTTCACACAGATGAGTACATCTGGATATAAGAACCATAAACGTACCGGTGGATGGAATACAGGAAGCTATGCACAGAAAGATGTACCGTACACCTTAACGCACGACAGAGACGTGGAGTTCCTGGTAGATAAGGCAGATGTAGATGAAACAAATGCAACTGCATCCATCCAGAATATCTCACGTACTTTTGAGCAGACACAGGTAGTTCCGGAGACAGATGCCCTGTTCTTCTCTAAAGTTGCACAGGCAGCCCAGAAGACAGATGGTTATCACGGTTCTACGGCAGTAGCCACCTACACAAAAGCCAAAGTGTTTGGCATGCTGAAAGACATCCTTGCAAAAGGAAAACTTAGAAGATACAAAGCTAATGGAACCCTGCTCATGTATGTGACCAGTGCGATCATGGATGCCCTGGAACAGTCTACAGAGTTTACCCGCAAGATCGAAATGACCCAGATCGCAGAGGGCGGTATGGGAATTGAGACCAGAGTAACGGACATTGATGGCGTACCAATTATGGAAGTTATCGATGATGAACGTTTCTATGATGCATTCAACTGGGAACCAGCAGACGGTGGGTTTGAACCCCTTAAAAAAGCCAGCAGTGTTACTGGCGCACATAAAATCAATGTCCTGGTAGCCTGCGGTCAGACCTGCAAGATTGTTCCGAAGATCAGCAGCATCTATTATTTTGAACCAGGCGGACATACAAAGGGAGACGGCTACCTGTACCAGAACAGATCCCTTTCTGATGTATTTGTATTCCCGAATGGCCGTGACGGAAATATTGACAGTATTTATGTAGACGTAGATACTGCAGAGGTCAGCGCCTGATCGGAGGAGTTATGTACGAACCCTATGTAACAGAAGAATACTATAGATCCGAATATGGTGGCACAGCAATTCCGGAAGCAGACCTGAAGAAATACCTGAGGACAGCCAGCAGACATATTGATTCCCTGACCTACAACAGGATTGTAGGCCGGGGATTTTCTAATCTTACAGAGTTTCAGCAGGAGATCATCCGGGAAGTGGTCTGCCATCAGGCCGAGTTTGAGTACGAGAATGCAGATGAGATCGGCAGTGTTCTGTCTTCCTACAGCATTAATGGCGTATCTGCCCAGTTTGGCAGTTCCTGGAACGTAATGACAGACAAGGGCATTGCAATGAGGAGAGATGATTATGCTTTTCTCAGCCAGACAGGGCTCTGTTGCCTGTTAGCGAGGTGATACTATGAAATATCCATGCCTGGTACCGAAACGGTTATGTAAGACAGATATAAGCCTGACATTTGACCGTGAAGGTTTAAATGAATACGGGGAACCGCTGCAAACAATAGAATATTCCGGAAAATGCAACTATCAGGATAAGGCGAAAACCGTTCTGACTGCAGATAAGAAACTGATCCAGATTACCGGCACTGCCTTATTCCCGGGAGATATCTGCCCGGAACTTCCTGTCATATCCGGTGGAGAGGCTGTGATATTTGGAGTGAAGAGAAGAATCGAACAGGGAACCAAAGCGCGGAATCCAGATGGATCTGTAAACTATACGGAGGTGCTTTTAGTATGATGAAAGTAAATTCAGTTATTAATCTGAACCTTCCAAAGATTCGCGAACTGACGGAAGCACAGGCAATAGCTCTGGAGCAGACTGCAGAAGCGTTACATACAGCAGTTGCACAGGCACAGGTATTCCCGAGGGATACTGGAGCTTTACAAGGTGAAGACACATCTATAAAAGCTGGCGAAACCGTAACCAAAACATATTTATCGGGTGAAACTGCCCAGAATACCATAACTAAGGAAAACAATGGGAAAGTATCGCTTATAACAACTGCGCCCCAGGTCCGCCGCCTCTATTTTCATCCGGAATATCACTTCCACACAGATGAAAACCCGAACGCCAAGGGCAAGTGGTACGAGGACTGGCTTCCGGGAGGAAAGGAAGCAGACTATTGTGCAAATGCATTTAAACGGATCTACAGGAGGCTGACAGGAATATGACATTAGCAGACGTAAGAGATTATATTGCATCCCTCAACCTGGCTGATCATGTATACATGGGCAAACTTCCGGACAAGGAAGAGAAATCCATCGGTGTATACAACAGTAAACATCAGTACCCCTACCATACAGCCATCGGCGGACCGGATCAGGAAGGCTATGGACAGAAATATGTGACTTTTCTGGTACACTGGAATAAATCTCCAAGAGATACTGAAAAAGCCACTACAGACCTGTTTGAAGTCCTCAGACGGGTACGGGATGCAGAAATAAACAAGGAAACAATCAAATTCATTCAGCCGCTTTATGAGCCCCAGGATGTCGGAACCGATGATTCCGGTATCTATGAGATGGTCATAGAAGCGGCTGTTATTTATGAGAAAGGAAAAACAGGATGCGTAAATTAAAAATGAACCTGCAGAAGTTTGCAGGGAAGACAGATGTATTTCCAGTATCAGATAATGTGTTCAAAGTTGGAAAAGACAAATCTACAGCCACAACGGTTGCGGATATGGAAACTTTTTCTCCGACATTTTCGAATGGTGTAGAGACCTGGACACCTATGGATGCAGAGGGATGGCAGCGAGTTTTGATGACCGCAAAGGCAGTGACAATTACTCTCAGTGGAAAAAGAAACATTGGAGACACAGGGAATGATTATATTGCTGGTAAATTTTTAAAAAACGGTCATGCTGCAGAAGGCTATTTCGAATGGGGACTTCCAGACGGAACCACAATTTCCTGGGACAAGGCAGCCTTTGATGTCAAGAACTGCGGTGGCGGTGATGCAACCAATGTAGGTGCCCTGGAAGTAGACATTATCAGCAATGGGAAACCAACTGTAACCCCGGCAGTGTAGAAAAGGAGAGAACAATGGCAAAAGTAGTAAATATCACAGACAAATTGGAACTGGAAGGAAATCCTCATCTGGTCATTAAAGATGAAGAGCTGGAAGTAAATGCAGATGCCGCAACCATGTTAAAGATCATGGGAAAATATGCAGAATTTGATTCTGATGCTGCAACCCCGAAAGACATTTTAGACCTTTATAATCTGATGTTCCCAGTGGAAAGTCAGAAAAAGATTGAAAAGCTGAAATTAAGCTTCACAGACCTGACAACAGTAGTCATGGAAGCACAGAAACTGATCACAGGCGAGGAAGACACTGTGGGGGAACCTGTGACCCATACTACGACCTGATTGAAGATTATGATCTGATCGTATCTTCATTCCAGTCGCAGTATGGGCTGAGATTATCCAGAGAAGTACATGACATGCCGTGGGCAGAGTTCCGACAGCTGTTAATCGGCCTTAGTTCCGACACTGCCCTTGGCAGGATCATATCCATCCGTTCTGAAGACGATAAAGAGATCCTGAAGTCTTTTACAAGAGAACAGCACCGGATCCGGAACGACTGGCAGAGGAAACGGGCAAAGATCCTGGCAGAGACCATGACGAAAGAAGAGATGGCAGATGCCATGGATAAATTCAAAGACGCATTTTTGCATATGGCAGGATTGGGGTGATTAGAAATTGAAAGGTTAAAAGTCAGATGTCCCTACTGTGGACACGAACAGAAAGTACAGTACGCTCCGGATGCAAAGTGCCGGGGCGTATTTTTTAAGTGTCAGGCAAGGCACTGTAAGAAAGAATTTGAAATAAAGATCAACCAGGACAAGTAGTGCCCCTGTGCCGATGTCCTCACGACAGAGGCAGGTGGTATTATGGCAACAAGTATAGGTCAGATCGGACTTGACTTGGTAGTAAACAAAAATCAGTTCCAGTCCCAGATGCGCGGGATTACAAATCTCGCGAAGAAAGCAGGGGTTGCGCTGGCAGCAGCCTTTGGCACAAAAAAGCTGATTGATTTCAGCAAGCAGTGCCTGGAGCTTGGCTCCGATCTGGCAGAGGTTCAGAACGTAGTAGATGTTACGTTCCCGAACATGACCGCACAGGTCGATAAATTTGCAAAGTCTGCAGCACAGAGCTTCGGTCTCTCTGAGACTATGGCCAAACAGTATACAGGTACCTTTGGCGCCATGGCAAAAGCCTTCGGGTTTACCGAAAAGCAGGCATATGACATGGGCTCCACCCTCACAGGGCTGGCCGGGGATGTAGCTTCCTTCTACAATTTAGACCAGAACGAAGCTTATACAAAGATCAAGTCTGTATTCACAGGTGAGACAGAATCCCTGAAAGATCTGGGCGTTGTAATGACCCAGACAGCCCTTGACAGCTATGCACTGGCAAACGGCTTCGGCAAGACGACATCCCAGATGTCAGAAGCCGAAAAGGTAGCTCTTAGATATTCCTTTGTTCAGAACCAGTTATCTGCAGCAACCGGTGACTTTGCGCGTACCTCCGATTCCTGGGCAAACCAGGTAAGGATCATGAAACTGCAGATGCAGTCCTTCATGGCAACGATTGGCCAGGGCCTGATCAATCTGTTCACACCGGCGATCAAGATGATCAATACGGTCATCGGGAAGCTGGCAACACTGGCAAATGCATTCAAGAGCTTTACAGAACTGATCACCGGAAACAAATCCAGCAGTTCTGCCGCATCCCCAATAACAGATTTGTCGAATACTGCAGGCAGTGCCGCAGATGATCTTCAGAACGCTTCCGGAGCCGCAGATGATCTGAGCAAGTCCACAAACGGAGTAGGGACAGCTGCAAAGAAAGCTGCCAAGGAAATGAAAGCCCTTATGGGCTTCGACAAGATCAATAAGCTGGATGATAACAGCTCCGACAGCAGTACAGATTCCGGATCAGGAACCGGCAGTGGTGGAACGGCAGTTGGTTCTGCGGTAGATTTCGGCAACCTGGCAAAAGGCGATACGGTAATAGATAAGACTGATAAAAAGATGTCAGCACTGTTGAAACGTTGCCAGGAACTTTCCAAACTGTTAAAACAAGGATTCAAAATAGGAATCCGAAATCCGCAGAAAAAACTGGATTCCATTAATAAAAGCATAAAAAATATTGGGAAAAACCTGAAAGAGATTTTTTCTGATTCATCAGTCGCTGCATCTGCAGAAAAATGCATCAATTCCATCGTACTGGCATTTGGCAAAGCAGCCGGATCCATGGCGAGGATTGGGTTTACACTGGCAGATAATCTGATCGGTGGAGTAGATAAATATCTTACCAAAAGTAAGGATTATATCAAAAAAAGGATTGTTTCAATCTTTGATGCCACCAATGATATCGCTGAGTTGGCAGGTGATTTCTGTGTTGCAGTGGCAGATATTTTTGATATTTTTTCCAGTGATGATGCAAAGGCGATAACCGGAGATATCATTCAGGTGTTTTCAGATGGTTTTCTAGGAGCCGCTGATCTGGCAGTCAAGTTTCAGAGGGATTTTCTTTCACTTTTGGTAACACCTGTTATCCAGAATACAGAAAAGATCTCCTCCACACTGGAGAATATGCTTGGGCGATGGAGAATTGTATTTGACACTCTTTCACAGAGCGTTACGGATACGTTCGATAAGATCAATCAGGTATATGATCAATACTTCAAACCATTTGCAGATTCAATTACCCAGGGGATTTCAGATATCCTTGGGGTATTTCTGGATGCTTATAACACGTATTTATCACCAGTGCTGGATTATCTGGCAGATAAATTCAGTACAGTCTGGCAGGAGCATATACAGCCAGCACTAAACGGGATCATTGAACTGGCAGGAAAGATATTTGAAAATCTGCAGGCATTATGGCAGACATTGCTGGTTCCGCTGATTGAGTGGATCATCAGCAATATCATGCCGGTTATAAGCCCTATCGTTAAAGAACTGGGAGATCTTTTCCTTGATTTTCTTGCAACTGCAGGGGATGTCATAAAGGGAGGAACAGATATCCTTGGAGGATTCATTGATTTCTGTACCGGTGCTTTTACAGGTGATTTCAGCAAATGCTGGGGAGGTATTGAAGAAATCTTAAATGGTTTTCAGACAATAGCAAAATCTGTTTTTGAATTTCTTCAGAAATATATTTTCCAGCCGTTCCTGGATTATATAAAGGGCATTTTCCAGGCAGACTGGTTACGGAGTTTTAACACGCTGAAAACAGTCCTAAATACCTTCTTGGAATCCGTACAGAAGATCTGGCGGGATATTAAGCAGGTGTTCTCCGGAATAGTCGAATTTATCAGCGGAACATTTTCCGGAGACTGGTCCCAGGCATGGCAGGGGATCAGTGATATTTTCGGAGGAGTTTTTGACGGCCTGATAACACTTGCAAAAACACCATTGAATGCAGTAATCGATCTGATCAATGGACTTATGGAAAAACTCAATTCCGCGTTATCTTCCATTGAAAAGGCATTTTCATTCAGCTATGACTTCAAGAACCCGATTACAGGAACCAGGCATTATGGACATTATGGCATGTCACTGCCAAGAGTGCCGACAATACCACACCTGGCGCAGGGTGGTTATGTGAAACCAAACACGCCGCAGCTTGCCATGATCGGTGACAATAAGCATCAGGGAGAAATCGTTGCTCCGGAAGATAAACTGAAAAAGATGGCGATAGAAGCTGCCCTGGCAGCAGGCGGTGCAGGAGTAACCAGACAGGAACTGGAAACAATCATCAACCGGGCAGTCATGAGGATTGTGGCAGCACTGGCGAATATGGGATTCTATCTGGATTCTACACAGATCGCAAAAGCAACACAGGAGGCAAGGGCGGCAATGGATATTCGGTATAATTCAGTGGAGGTCAAATGATATGGCAAAGAAAATATTGTGGTCCGGGAGCACAGTGCTTCCGGCTCCCACATCACTGGCTGTGAATGATGAGATCATCTGGTCCTCTGATACTGGGCGTACATTATCCGGATATATGGTAGGAGAAGCAATTGCAGAGAAAAAGAACCTGAGTATCAAATGGGAATTTATAACGGAATCAGATGTTAAATTGATCAAGGATACGCTGATTCCGGGATTCTTCCCGTTTTCTTTCCGTGATGATGGAGTGGAGTTCACAATAGAATCCTACAGGGGAACTTTAAGCAAAGAACACATAGGGGAACTGGGAGACGGATATTACTGGTACAGATCTGTTTCTGTAGATATTATTCAGAGGTGACAGGATGATAAAAACGACAGCGGCTTACAAGGAAGCCATGAAAAACAGCAGGATCCTGCATCACAGGGCAGAGATTACATTTAAGGATGGCACAACGCATACGGTGGAGGATATGGATCTGTATACGTTCCAGATATCTGATGGAACATCAAATACAGGCAGTTTTGACCTGGGATCAGCCATTGCACAGCAATTAATGCTGAAAATCAATAATACGGACGGGATATTTGATGGCCATGATTTCTGTGAAGCAGTTATTGTTGCCAGTGCAGGGGCGGAGCTTTTGGATGGATCCATAGAATGGCTGGAAAAAGGCGTATACACTGCAGAACCCGGGGAAGACACCGGAGCGTCAGTAACTGTAAAAGCCTTTGACAATATGACCAAGTTTGACAAAGAGTATTCTTTAAGCAAACTGGTATATCCAGCTACACTGGGAGAGATTGTCCGTGATGCCTGCAGCTGCTGTGACGTAACCTTGGCTCCGGATTCTGCTATATTTGATAATTACAATTTTATCGTACAGACACGCCCTGAAGATTCCTCCCTGACTTTCCGGCAGGTATTGCAGTGGGTGTGTCAGATCGCCTGTAAATATGCCAGGATCAATAAAGACGGTAAACTTTCCCTGCAGTGGTATGATACTGCCCTCTTGGAATCTGTGTGGGCATCAGGAACGGATACCATATGGACGGATATTGATGGAAACGCCATCTTAGATACGGATGGAAATGAAATCGTTATTTCTTCCACAGATATAGAAACAGAGGAAAATATTGTAAAGATCAGTGACTTGGCAACAGGTTCCACAATTCAGACAGATGATGTAGTGATCACTGGTATCTGCGTTACGGAAGAAAACCAGGAAGGAGATATCACTTACAAATCCGGCTCAGAAGGATACATGCTGAATATATCCGGGAATAAACTGATCCAGGATGGCAGCGGAGAAACGGTAGCCTCCTATCTGGGCGAGAGACTGAATGGGATACAGTTCCGACCACTATCTGTGAATACACCTGGTGATCCGGCAAGAGAAGCCGGGGATTTGGGGCTGGTAACAGACAGAAAGGGAAGACATTATAAAACAATATTCACAAACGTAATGTATACAGCTCATGCGTCTCAGAACCTGACATGCGGTGCAGAAGCTCCTACGAGATTATCCAGTACCAGATTCAGCCAGGCAACTCAGATGTACAAGGAACTAAGAAAAAATATATACAAGCAGAAAACGGAGTGGGATAAAGCATTCGGAAATCTTCAGGAAGAGATGAAAACCAAGAACGGTCTGTTTCCTGTCCGCGAAGTATTGGAAGATGGCAGTGCAATCCTGTATTTCTGCGATAAGCCTGCGTTAGCGGATTCATCTATTGTCGTTAAGTTCAGCGCGGCCGGCTGGGGGATGTCTACAGATGGAGGAAAAAACTGGAACTCCGGCTGGCTGGTAGACGGTACTATGATCGCAAGTATACTGAATGCCATCGGCATCAATGCGGGATGGATCAATACAGGGGCGCTCACAGTGCAGGATCCGGAAGGAAAAATCATATTTCAGGTAGACATGGATAAAAAGTCCGTATATATGGATCCGGACAGTCTTCTCATCGGAGATATGCCACTGGAAGAGAAACTGACTAAAATGGAGAACGCCATAGCACTGACCCAGAACATGACGCTGCAGCTGTCAAATGATATGGAAACCATTGCTGTGGATGCAGAGGGAAATATTGCAGAGTTTCCATCCGTGACTACACAGGCGCAGGTCATGTATGGATCTTCAGACGTTTCCAGCGATTGTTCCTATACGATCACGAAATCAGCAGGCATTGCAGGAAACTGGGATGGGGCAACCCGTACCTATACAGTTACAGGATTAACGGCAGATAAAGCGTGGATAGATATCAGGGCAATATACCTGGGAATGATGGCATCTACCAAACGCTTCAACGTATCTAAAATATATGCCGGTCAGGACGGCCAGGATGGAGAACCGGGAAAAACCTACACGCTGAAAGTCTCGGATACAGTTGTAAAAAAGATAGGGAAAGAAGATTTCAGTCCCTGTGATATTACATTTTCAGCATATGTTTGCTGTGATACGGAAAGAACGCCGTATAAAGGCCGTTTTGTCATTTCTGAGACATACGATGAAACAACATGGGAAACGGTGTATATAAGTGCTGAAGATGAAAGTGAAGTACATCACAGCCTGTATTCGACACTGACAACAGCCGACGGATCAGCCATGGCAGCCGGAGAAAATGATACGGTCATCAGTACATTGCGGGATGTCAAAGGCATTAAATGCAGCCTGTATTCCGCAGGTGGAACAGAAAACCTGATGGATATGCAGAGCGTCTCAATCGTTCAGGATATCTCAGCACTGACGCAGGAAGAAATCGTGGAGATTTTGTCCGATAATGGAAAATGGAAAGGAATCCGGTACCTGAACGGGCATCTTTATATCAGCTTTGACGCGGCTCTTGGAGGAACATTGACTTTAGGCGGCGCCAACAATGGTAATGGACGGCTGAGGATCCTGGACGCCGGAGGAAGCCAGGTTGGATATATTGATAATACAGGTGCCAATTTTGGAAAAGGAACATTTTCAGGGGAGCTGAAAGCTGCTAAGGGTACATTCAACGGGGATATTTCCGGAGCATCCGGTACTTTTTCCGGAGGTTTGACTTCCAATAGTGGAAATATAGGCGGATGGAAAATAAACAAAACAAATAAAACACTGCTGTCTGAGAATGAGAAGATCATTTTGGATGCTAAAAACAATAAAATACAGGTAGGAACTACCAGCACCCTGGATGTAAATGGGCTGGTTACAGATAAGATATCCGTAAAAGGCTCGGATACGACTACAGGGGCTCTTTACGTAGATAATGGGGCCGCATCCTATCTGAAATTTTATAATGCGTTTAACGGGAATGGTACCGATGAAATTCAGATAAGCGGAAATCTGAAAGTACATGGTACCAAATCCCGTACTGTCAAAACAGAGAATTTTTCACGGAGATTATTATATTGTTACGAGACACCAACCCCTACTTTCGGTGATCTGGGATGTGGAAAAACGAATGATGCCGGTATTGCAATCATAGATATCGATCCTGTATTTGCAGAAACTGTTAATTCAAATCTGGAATACCAGGTATTTCTTCAGAAAGAAGGAAAAGGGGATCTGTGGATCGGCACAAAGGAAACAGGGTATTTCGTAGTAGAAGGAACCCCGAATCTAAAGTTTTCCTGGGAGATAAAATGTATCCAGAGAGATTTTGAAACATTCAGAATAGAAGAAAGCGAGATCCAGGATTCCGTAGAAGCAGATTTTGTAAATGCTTCTGAAGAGATACTGCAGATAATCCAGGAAGATCTGGAGACTTATGATACAGAAATGGAGGAACTGACATGAAAGTAGTTAAAATTATCAGTGTGATCAACCAGGGCGGGGAGTATTCCATTACAGCCACCTATAATGAAATTGATGAGGATGGAAATGTGGTTCAGAGAAATACAAAAGCTCCTGCATTCTATGCAGTGGGAGAAATGCTGGATCACATAAAGGCAATTGAAAACCACGTAAAAGAACGGATCAAGTAAAGGAGAACCGATATGGCAGAATCTTTTAAACAAATACTGATGGATGTTCTCTCAAAAAAAGATAGTCCTGCAGATACGGATAATTTTCTGTTTGGGGAAGGTAATATCCTGAAAAAGATTTCGTTTACGAAATTGTGTGAAGCAGTGAAAAATAAATTCAGTGCCGATAACCAGAAAGTATTATGGTCTGGAACGGAAGTGATGGATGAGACAACTACGATCACATTGAGCGAAGCCATCAGTGAACAGCTCAATGGTGTCGTGCTTGTTTTTTCTGCATTTGATGATGGGGAAGCGAAAAGATATGAATTTACTTCGCATTTTGTCTCAAAAACATGGGCGCTCAGACATGCCGGCGGGCGGTGCATTTTTCTGATGTCGAGCCAGACATTAGGATATTTTGGCGTCAAGTCTTTATATATTAAAGACAAAGCCATCACAGGAACAGATGCAAACAATACAGATACAAAGACGACAAACAGCGGTATTAAATCTACAAATAACCGATATGTGCTTCGTTATGTGATAGGAGTATAAAAATGGGACGATGGTCAGAATATCCGGTTAATCTTGCGCCGAAAGCAGATGACGAGATAATGATCCTGGATAAGAATAAGAATTCAAACAGGAGGATTACGCTACAGACCCTGATAAAACTTCTGGACAGTTTTCTGGTGGAAGTAGATGCAGCTCTGAAGACGGAGGGGATGGCAGCAGATGCAAAGATTGTTGGAGAAAAATTTGAAGAAGTGACGGTCAATGATACCAGATTAGAGAAAAAGATAGATGAAGTATCAAAAAATATCGGGGGTTCTTTAAACATTGATGACGTCAGGAATGCCGTTAATGAGTATCTGGAAGAAAATCCGGATATGGTGACCCCGGATAATATCGTACTGTTTGAAGAAGATGAAAATAACCAGGCATTCACAATAGATACACTCATGGCAGAGGTTTTGAACCGATTAGAACTGAAAGCAGTGGATGAGCAGACACTGGGGCTTTATATGGGTGAAAAACTGATCAACAGTGTGAAACTGGAAGAGTTTAAGGTATCAGAGATTATCTGTACAGGATTGACGATTGTACCTTCACATACTACTGCTTACGGAAAGGCAACACTTGAACTGATCGCGACAGCAACTCCTCAGGACTGTACACAGAAAGTAAGATGGTTTACTACAGATGAGCTTCTTGCTACAGTTTCAGACGGAACAGTGAGCACAACAGGGAAGAAGGGAACCGTTACAATATATGCAGTCTGTGGGAATTACCGCGCAGAATGCGAGATAGAAATAACAGCGTATGTATATCCGGAACTGAATTTCCAGATAGGACAGGTACTTGAATCAACAGGTGCTGCATATACGAGAACAGAAGATCCTCAAAATATGCGTATCGCATCAGATTATATAAAAACCCCGATTGATACAAAGATCACCATGAATGCAGGAAATAATTATCTTTATCAGTTGTATAAGTATAAAGATGATAAGCTGGCTTCATGGACAACCTGGATTAATTGCGCAGGCATAATTGAAATTACAGCAAGTGAATGCTCTGGAGTTGTTTTGAAGATTCGTAAATCAAATTATGGGGAGTGGACAGAATCTGAAATTACTGCATTTTCGCAAACTGTAACAGTTGAGAGTGCTTAGGAGATGACAGAATGGGAACGGTATTTAAAGACAAAAACGGGAATATTATTGCAAAGCTGCTTCAATTTGTTGCAACAGATGAACAGGTAAACCAGGCGATTACCGATTATCTGGACAAAAATGGAATAACACTGGCAGAAGGAATAGACCTGAAGAAAATGTCCCAGGCAGTTGATAAAAACACACTGGATCTAAACGGGGTACAAAAGACGGTAGAAAGCCTTCAGCAGATCCAGAATAATGTTTTGCTGCAGTATAAGGATCATTTTATAAGTGAATTTGAAGCTGGTTATATTGACAATGAAACCGGAGAATCGGCAGGGGATACTTCGTATATGAGAAGTACAGATTATGCTCTGCTGGATATAGAGAACACTTCCCTGATCCTTACACTGCCGGAAGGGTACCAGTGTTCTTTTTATTTTTACAATGAAAAGAAGGAATTCCAGGGGGCAACGGAGTGGATGTACAGAACGGATGCGTACAGGATATCCAGCTCGCAGATCGGGTGGTATGTAAAGGCGGTAATATACAGCAACACAAGAATTGATTTGAAAAAAATAAATATTATCCTGGCTGGAAATGCAGTTACAGACATACTTGACAAGTATGCAGAATCATTCGGGTCAGCGGGACTTTTGGGAAAAGAGGAGCTATCCGCATCAGATAAACTGGAATTAAACACGACAAAAGCATCCCTGCAAAAAATATGCACGGCAAATACAGTGGTGATCCCTTTTCTGACAGACCTGCATATTACATGTACAGATGGAAAGACGCCGGAGGAACTGGCCAAGACAGCTTCCAAAATAAGAAGACATATTGCATGTTATAATATTCTGGCAGAAGAATTTACGTTTGATCTCTGTGCATATGGTGGAGATTATCTGAATAATTCCCCTCAGACAAATAAAGAAACGGCTGTTAACGGGCATAAAGCAGTCCGTTTATTGATGGATAAAACAGATCCTTCGGTTTCTGTGCTGGTAGGGAAGGGAAACCATGATGATAATACGATGTATACAGACTATAAAAACGGATATGTAGATTCTGAATCGTTATATAAACTGGTCACCAGTAAAGATGCGAAGGCTGCGCACAGGGATATGGGCTACAGACAGAAGTCCTATGGATACTATGACATACCGGATCAGAAAATAAGGGTGTTTATGCTTAACAGTGATGATGTGCCTACATCATTAAGTGAAGATAATAAATTGTCTTATGGAGGGCAGAATAATTCTGGATTCAGCCAGGAGCAGATACAGTTTGTTGCAGACAATCTGTTGTTTAATGAAGGGGGATGGCAGGTGCTGTTCTTCAGCCATCATCCGCTGAAGACTTTTGTAAATGAAGATACAGAAGCGGCAGGATATACCTGCAGCGGGGTAACGGCCTCACATGGAGGAGCTGCCATGCTTGAAATTTTGACAGCCTTCAAAAATAAAGAAAAGGGGACTGTTGAAAATACTATAAAGGATTTCAAGATATCCGTAGACTATGATTTTACCAGAAATAAGTCTTCCAGGATCATTGCAAGTATTTGTGGGCATACGCATGTATATTGTCATAAATTAGAAGATGATATACATTATATTGCCACAAGAGCAGTTTTAGGGCATCCGACATACAATTACATTTCTACCAGCTATTATATTGTAATAGACCGGCAGAAATGCATCCTGTATCTGATCGCAAATGGAGACGGCGAGGATTATACATATGTCTATTAAAGAAAACATGAACCAGCCAAGAGCAGAGCCATAACCGGCTCTTTTTATTTTACTCAAAATTGCGCCGGCGCAATTGCCGGAGAAAGGAATTCCTATGAAAGAAAATCATATCAAAGCAATTTTCACAGCAATCTTCGCATTGATCAGCTCCATTCTTGGAGTGCTGACGGTACCGGTCCTTTTAATGGTGGCATGCAATGTCCTTGACTATGCCACTGGCCTTATGGCATCTACATACAGATCCGAGGATATCAATTCTTACAAAAGTATCCGAGGGATCATGAAGAAAGTAAGCATGTGGCTTTTGGTGATCGTAGGAGCAATTATCGACCAGCTTCTTCTGTATGCATCCCAGACTGCAGGTATCTCGTTACCATTTACATTTCTAGTTGCATGCATTGTAGCCATCTGGATTATCTGCAATGAGATTATCAGCATCCTGGAGAATATCAAGGACATGGGCGTCACAATCCCGGCTTTTCTGATCCCGCTTGTAACGCATGTGAAATCACAGGTAGAAGACAAGGTCAGTATCGATGATGCAGAAAAAGAAGATTCAGAGGGCGAGTGA